TCATTATCTCCGTCATTATTGCTAGAAGGTTTTCCTTCACTAGAAATTCCGTTATCTCCTTGGCCTGCTGCACTACCAGCAATATTTGCGGGTAGTATTAGATCATCAGCGAAATCCGCTTCATGTTCAGCATATCTAAGAGTATCTCTTACTTCATTTCTAGTTAAAATTCCTGAATTAACTAATTTAGTATAGTAATCTGCTTGATCTTTTAGTTCAGGCCTTAAAGCCGTAATATTAGCAGTTATCTCTTCTAAATCATATCCAAAGTATGCTTCTAAAGCTTTAGTGACTTTTTGAATAACAGGAAGTACTGTTTCTAAATAGTATAATCTATGATTTGGTCTTATATTTGCATTGTTTCCTCCGTCCAACAAAATAGGAGGAACGCCTAAAGCTTTTAAAATCCTCTTCTCATGCTGATCTACTGAATGTTCAAAGTCTAATGATTTAAAGTTAATATCATTAAGACTTTCTACCTCTAATCCGCCGTCCAAAATTAGGGGTCTTCTACCTCCAGTTCTTGGATTATATTTAGCTATCCAGGAGGAGAGGAGTCTTTCTTTTACTTTCTGGCTAAGAGTATTAGGACTTTTAAGTACTAAACCCGGTACGGCTCCGTTTGTAAAGAAATTATCTTGAAAATCTTGCATCTTATATAAAAGATTAATACTTCGTTTAGCAGCTTTTAGTCTGCTATCACCTCTATATAAAGAAGTAAGAGAATTATCTTTTATATGTATAATCTCATCTGTTTTATACTTAATGAGACCATTATATTTATATCCTTTTACAAAAGTTTTATCATCTGGCAATACTTCAACATTTGCTGCTGGCAAATGATATAAATGCGCTCCATCAAAGTAAAGAAATATATTTCCATCTAATAAGAAATCCGCATATATTGCCCGTCTAAAAGACCCAACATCCTGAAAAGGATTGGGTTTTACATTTAGAATATGTTGTAATCTTTTAAGTCTAATACCTGTTTGATTATTATCAATATTTAATCTATCACCTATGTCAATATCTATTCCGGAAGCATCGTCTACAATCATATTGATCCCACGATTTACTACTTCTATTTTTTCATAGGCTTGGGTATACGTCCAAGCTATTGGATTACTAGTCCATACAGTTTCTCCATATGGTTCTGCAATATTTGGTTGTGCGGGGTTTAATTTCTCTACTCTATGTGTTAAAAAGTCAATTAAACGACCCATATTCTTTTAATCTCCGTTTATCTACCCACCGCTGCTGCTTAGGGCTAGTGCTTAAAGGAGGTTTTTTACCATATAAACTATGAAGCTTTAAATGATGTTTATGACACAGTGTTACAGTTTCCTCGTAAACCTCTTTACGATGTTCATCTATAAATCTATCACGTACATTCATTATATCTTCAGCAGTTTCTATAGTTATCCCTTCTTTCCTCAACCATTTATTTAAGAGTTCTGTCATACTATAAAAATGATGGAAGTCTAGTTCTTCAATCGAACCGCATATATAGCATTCGCTTTCTTTATTATATAAGCTCTTTGCTCGATCTCTAACGTACTTTATAAGGTCTCTTTTCAAGTCTGACATATATCTTACTACTCTTTAAAATTCTCAACTTCCATTTCTACCGTCATTATATCAAGGAACAGTAGAAATGTCAAGAACTATTTTTTTATTGGTTATAAAATTATACAGTTATTTCAGCTGCTACAAATGTGTAAAGAGCATATCTTAATGCATCTGACATATGTGAGGCCATATTATGTACAGGCTTCTCTTTAAGTAAGTTAGGATTAGGGTCCCACTGATACTGATCTAATGCTGCTAAAGTATGTTTACAACTTTGATTTACGATTAGTTTATTATTATCTATAATAGTTGCTACGTTGGCGATACCAGCTAAAACATCTTTAGTTGCATTATTAGTAGGAATATCATAATTTTGAGCTAGGTCAAAACGCATTTGTTGAGCTGCTGAATCTATAAATATCTGATCTATATCATACTTATCTATCAATGTCTGAATTACTACTGCGTGTTGTTCTGTAGTTTTTTCAGCTTCTAAATACTCATCAATTAGATAATATGTTTCTGAATCCCAATCATATGCAATTACACAAAAAGCTGTCGGATCTTTGTAACCAACATCCAATCCTGCAAAAACATCCATACTAGAAGTATCTAAAGAGCTTAAGTCAGAAGTACATTCTTCATAATTGAAACTCCAAACTTGACCTTCAAATATATTAAACTCTGCCATATACTCCTGTTCGAACTCAGCTTTAGACATACCTAATTTAGCTTCATTAATGTCTTGTTCTGATATTCTAGGATTCTCGTGATAAGTTGCTTTTATAGATGCCCAATTTGGATAGTTATCGTTAAATCCTCTATTATAAAACTCAGCAAACCAGTTATTACGCCCTCTAGGAGTACTGATAAAAATTGCTTTGCTATTCTCTTTATCTAATGTAGGTCTTAGAGCTACATTAAAAGCTTCTTTAGCTTCACTAAGGGCGGCCTCATCAAATATAATAAGATCATAACTACGTCCAACTACAGAGTCGACTTGATTAACAGAACCCATTCTAATAGTACTTGTATTACTTAGTTCTATTAGTTTATCTTTTGCATTATCTCTAGTAACTTCTAAATCGAAATGCTTAATTAAACTTCTTTGTAAGTCAAAAGAAATCTGAGAAAGACTATAATTAGGACTCATAATAAGTATATTAGCACCAGGTACTAGAGCTACTAGCTGTCCTATAATATTAGCTATATAAGTTTTTCCTTGTCTACGAGATAAAGCAGCGGATACGAATCTATATTTAGGATTATTAATTGCATTAATTAAAGCTGTTTGAGATTTAATTGGTTCAATATTTAAAAGTTCTAAATATTCTTTAACAGGTAATTTAATAAACCTTTTATCCTTTTCATATATTTCTAAATAGTCTGCTTGTATATCTTCTCTACTAATTTCTAACATTATTAATCTCTGTGATTAAGTTTAAGTAATTTAAATAGTATAGCTTCATTATTTTTAAAAACTATACTGGCTACCTGTATATTTTCCTTCTCTCCAGTAATTGGATTAAAGGCGGAGAAAGATTTATAATTTCTCGGATTATCTAATATATCCTGATTTATGGTAGGATTAGAAGGATTAGGTAAATTATAATAATCTGCTACAGTCTGTAATAGGTCTGTATTTTCATAATGAAAAAATAGTTCAACAGTACTAGAATCTTCTAAACTATATAATTTAAAAACCCATAAAGATATATTAGGACATAAATTATACTCTTCTAAAGTGCAGCCTGCCTCGCTAAAAATAGGATCTGAAGGGCTTACTCTTTCTCTAAATTCTTTAGTTGACCAACCATAAATATAATTAATCGCTCCAGTCTGTTTATCTACTCTTTTTTGTTTATGAGAGCAAAATAAATGCTCAAAATTATCTGTAATACCTCTAGCATTATCTGGATCTCTAAAGTATGAGTAGTTGATTATATATTTAATTGAGTTTTCGGATTCTATATAATTATAACCACTTATAACTTCCTCGTATGCCTTTAAAGCACTCATATTATTTAAGTTCGAGAAGCCTAAATTTTTATTATTTATATATTTAGACTCTACGCTATATTCTAATCCTTCATTATAATATAAAATATTTTTTATGTTCATAATCAGGTGTATCTTCTAACGTCAGTTACTAGCATCATATTATAAATATGATTTAAACGTTCTTGATAAAAAGGAGCTTCTCCTCCTACTTCAGTTACAGAATCATCACCCCAAGTAGTATCATCTTCTCTCACATATAATCGTTTAACGTCTCCAGTATATCCAGTCCATCCTGCGTGTGTATGTATATTAGTACTGCCTGAAGGAATATTTACTGAAAAAGTAGACCTGTAAAACATCCAATACCATTTAGTTTCATCATGATCAATTGTTGAAGACCACCAACCATAAGCATCAGTTTCCCAGTGTCTATGCATTACTCGTTGCCAACAAGCTTGCCCAATTGCAGGAGCTGAAAACATTAAATTACTTAATCCTATACCAGATACATAACTTTCTATATCATAACTGGTTTCGTCTGCAGATTGGAAGTCCCAATCTAAAGTAGTTGTTCCCTCTTTTGTGGCTGTTGGGGTACATCCAGTTGTAGGTGCACAATCTCCTGCTTTTACTTCACCACCTACTAAAATCTGTAGAGGACTTTTTGCAGAATTAAAAGACTCTGTATTATTTGCTTTATAAGTAATTAACCCATTAGTATCCCCATTATTTTTAAAAATATATTGAGGTTTTACAAATACATATATAGTAGGTCTAAATCCCTCTCCTACGGGAGCTCCTCCCATAAGAACTTCAAACTCCCATTTATTAGATATATGTTGTAGTTGTATAATTCCATAATATCTACTATAATAATTATTATGAGGTTTTATAAATAATAAAGGTGAAGCACTAGAACTTAGTGGTATACTATACTTAAATACTTTACACCCTTCTCCTCCTAAACCACTATCGTTGTAGGCGAATGAAGAAGTTACAGATTCATATGTTGCTGCTCCTGCACAATGTAAAGAATCAAATTCACTATCTATAAGTATCTTACTATCTGTACCTGTTAATTGAAAACCGTAGCTCATTTTTATTGTATCCTATCTACATAACACTAAAATAAAAGTAGGGGTATTCCCTCCTGATACTGTTACTGAACCACTGTGTGGAGTTGTAGCAGTATTTACTGATTCTGAAACTGTGGCACACCTTGCTCTCTGATCTGTAGCTCCTACATTCGAAAAAGCATCAGTCTGCATAACTTGTAAAGTTTTTATTTCTGTAAAATCTCCTAAATTACTATAAGTATAAGTCTGACTATTATCTGCCGGAGAGTCTATATATGCTATTTGATTCCAAGCTATTTTATCCGTCGAAAACCTTAGTATCTCTCTAGGATTAGCTACAGTTGGGGTAAACATTTGCGCATAAATCTCA